TCATTTACGGGTTCATTTACCGCAACAACTGCAAGTGTAGTTGTTTTAGCAGACCAAAAATTTAGTGGTTCTTATGGTACAGGTGACGCATGTGAGGCATTAACTCCATACATTCAATCTCAATTAATTAGTAATACAAGATATAATTTATTCCAATTCGAAACAATCACTGCAGGAAACACAGCAAATACTAAAATAAAAGTTGGTATTTCAAATGTAAAAGCAGCTGGTACAACAAACGGAACTGATTATGGTACATTTACAGTTGTAGTAAGACAATTTAATGATACTGATAAGAAAAAGACAGTAGTAGAAACTTATTCAAATGTAAACTTAGACCCTAACTCTCCAAACTTTATTAGTAGAGTAATTGGTGATAGAAAAAGAACAATTAGTTCAACTGGTAAAATAACTGAAACAGGTGATTGGGTTAACAATTCAAAATATATTAGAATTGTAAACTTAAACGAAACCGCTCCAGTTCAAGCAGTACCATTTGCACACGCAGCATATCAACTACCTGTAAACGCAGGAGTATACGCAAACTTTATCCCAAGAGTAACATTTACAACTGGGTCAGTAGTAGATTCTACAAAATATAGTGGTATTGATTTAGACACTAATGGTGATAACAAAATCTATATGAAACCAATTCCTGTAAGTGCAGGTAATGGTTCTAACGCTGTATTCTCATTGGATACTATTTGTGGATTAACATTGACTTCAACAGCATCTACTGAAATTGTAAAAAGACAATTCGTAGTAGCATTCCAAGAAGGTTTTGACGGATTCGCTCCAAACACAAATTCATCAGATATTGAACCATCTACAACAGCTGGTAAATTAGCATACGCAAAACATATCTCAGCTCTATCAAACGCTGACGAATATGATATCAATATGGTAGTTGCACCACACGTTAATAGAACAGACCATTCATCTGTATTTACTTCAATTTTAGATATGGTTGAACAAAGAAACGATGCATTCTTCATCGGAGATGCAGGTAACGCTTCAACTTCTTTATCAGCAACTATAACACAAGCTCAAGCAGTAGATTCAAATATGACCGCTGTTTATTATCCTTGGATTAAAACAATAGATGTAAACACAAACAAATTAATCACAGTTCCACCATCAGTATTACTTCCAGGTGTATTCGCATCAAATGATAGAGTAGCAGCTGAGTGGTTCGCACCTGCAGGTTTGAATAGAGGTGGTTTAATAGGAGCGGTTAGTGTATTAGATAGATTAACTCAATCTGAAAAAGATGATTTATACGAAAATAAAGTTAACCCAATCGTTCAATTCCCAGGACAAGGTATCGTAGTATTTGGTCAAAAGACTTTACAAGATAAACCATCTGCATTGGACAGAATTAATGTTAGAAGATTATTATTAACAGTTAGAAAATATATAGCATCTACTTCAAGATATTTAGTATTTGAACAAAATACTTCTGAAACAAGAAATAGATTCTTAAACATTGTTAACCCTTATTTAGAATCAATCCAACAAAGACAAGGTTTGTACGCATTCCGTGTTGTAATGGACGATACTAATAACACACCAGATGTAATTGATAGAAACATCCTTAAAGGAGCTATTTACTTACAACCAACTAAGACCGCTGAATTCATTCAAATTGATTTCAATATCTTACCAACTGGAGCAAGTTTTAACGGATAATTTAAGAAATAGATATTTATATAAGAACACAATAAAAATAAAGTAAAATGCCAGAAATATTAGAGTTTGATAAAATGTTTTATAAGAATTTTGAACCAAAGTTAGGTAACAGATTCATTATGGAAATCAATGGTATAGAATCATACATTATCAAAACAGCAGCAAGACCAACATTTACGTCTGAGGTAGTTGAATTAGACCACATCAACGTAAAGAGAAAAATTAAAGGAAAGTCTACGTGGGATGATATAAATATCACTCTATACGATCCAATTGTACCATCAGGTGCACAACAAGTAATGGAGTGGATTAGAACTTCACACGAATCATTAACAGGTAGAGATGGATACGCTGCATTCTACAAGAAAGATATTACATTTTTCTTATTAGGACCAGTTGGTGACAAAGTTGAACAATGGACTTTAAAAGGAGCATTTATCACTTCAGCAAACTTCGGTGAGTTGGATTGGGCTTCAAACGACCCATTGTCAATTGAATTAACATTGACTTACGACTACGCTATCTTAGAATACTAATCGTAATAAAATTATAAAAAGAAGGGGATGCAGAAATGTTATCCCCTTTTTTATTTTTTAAAAAGTGTATATATATTATTAAACACAAAGTTATATTATGGAACAAAACATCGAACAACAAGTTACAAGAGGATTGGGCACAACTACACAATCAACCCCATCCGTATCATCTAAAAAATCATACGATTTCCCAACCGAAACTATTACATTACCATCTCAAGGGTTGGGTTATCCAGAAGGACACCCATTAACAAAAGGTGAAATTACAATTAAGTTAATGACTGCAAAAGAAGAAGATATTCTTGCATCTCCTAATTTAATTAAAAAAGGAATTCTTTTAGATAAACTATTAGAAGCCGTAGTGGTTGAAGATGGTGTTAAAGCAGACGACCTTTTAATTGGAGATAAAAATGCTATATTAATTGCTAGTAGAGTTTTATCATATGGTCCAGAATATAATGTTCAAATAACCGATCCTATCACAGAAGATAATGTTAATTATGTGGTTGATATGAGTTCATTAAAAACAAAAGAAATAGACTTTTCTAAATTAAGTAGAAAAAACGAATATGATTTTGTTCTAAAGAATGGTACAAAATTAACTTTTCAATTATTAACACATGGTTTGGAAAAGAAAATTGATGCAGATTTAAACGCAATCTCTAAAATTAATAAAGATAATAGTTCTGAAATTACAACAAGATTAAGATACATTATTACATCAGTAAATGGTGAAAGAGATTTAGGAGCAATTGCAAAATTTATAAATAATCAATTTCTAGCTTCTGATTCAAGAGTATTTAGAAACCATATTAAAGATATCACTCCTGATATTGATTTTACATTTGAATATGTAAGCCCTATTACCGGTGAGAAGGAGGCTCTCCAAGTCCCATTCGGGCTTGACTTTTTTTACCCTTCCATCTAATTATTCGGTAATACTTCATACTGAGATATTTGATTTATTATACTACTCTAATGGTGGATTTTCTTGGAGTGATGTATATAATATGCCTGTTAAATTTAGAAAATTTTACTTTAATAAATTATTAGAGACTAAAAAAACAGAATCGGAATCTTTTAAAAGTGTTAAGACAAATTCTAAAACAAGCAAAAGACGATAATTAATTACTTATTTTATATTTATATGAAATAGAAAACTATAACTATGTCAAAAATAACATTAAAAGAGTTTGAAGATTTTACAGATTTGTTTGTAGATTATTATAAAAATAAATCAAAAAATCAACAAGACGGTTGGATTGAAAGAACATTCAAAAAATATCCATCATTAAAAAATGTTTGGAAAAAATTTGATCAACATATTGGTGATATAGAAAAAGATGTTGATAGAACGGCCAAACCATTTTTAAAAAGCCAAGGGATAGATGTTAATGATATAAAATAATATCGTTTATAAATGGCTAAATCAAAGTATACAAGTTTAAGAAACGAAGCAGGCGGATTTGCAAAAACAGGTAATGCAACCGATGAATCATTGGGAGATGTACAAAGGGAAACTCTTGCGACATTAAAACAATTAAATGTAGAAAAAGCTAAAGGTCAAAAAATAGATGAAGCTTTAAAAAAGGACTTAGTTGAAAAATTAAAATTATATACCAAAGAATTAAAACTAAGAAACGACGCCAAAGACTTAGTTGATGAGGAAATAGCCGGTTCAAATGAAGCCCTATCTATTGCTAAAAAGATGTCTAGAAATCAGACATTAATTAGAAGTCAAAGTAATAAAACGGCACAATCTTTCAACGCAATGGAAGGATTAGTTGGTAAGATAGGTTTAAAGTTAGATAAACAAGCATTTAAAACAAAAGAAGGAGCTGCAGCAGCAAGAGAAGCCAATAAGGCAATGGGATCATATGGTGATACTGTTACTAAGGCTATGCGAGAATTTAAAACTGGTAAAATAGATGCGGATGCATTAGCATCTCGTATTAAATATGCCGGTGAAGAAATGGATTCATTTTTGGATACATTAGATTTAACAAATGCAGAAACTAAAAAGTTATACAACGAAATGAAATCTGTAGCAGGTGCTACACATGAAACTACTAAAGCATTCTCAGAAGGAAAACAGGCTTTAAAGGACATGAAAAAAGGCCTTACGGATGTTGTTAGTGAAGCAGCGGGTGGTATACCTGGTGTATCTGGATTGGCCAGTGCAATATCAATGATTGGTACAGTTGGTGTAGTTGGTACTATTTTTGCATTAGGTGCAGCATTTGCCCAATTAGCAGAATATTTAATGGATGTTTATGGTGTAGCTGGACTATATTCAAAACAAACAGAAACTCAAAAAGAACTAAATTTAGAACTTACAAAATCTATAAATGGTTTAAATAGAGAATTAACCGAACAATCATTTGCATTAGGACAAACCATTGCATTGGGTGGACAGATGAGAGCTAATATGGCAAAGTTGGGAGTGAGTGGGCAAGAATTTGCTAATTCAACCAAATATGCATCAAATAATTTAGGACTAGCTGGAAAAAATGCACAAGAAGTTGGTGCAAATATCTCAATGATGGCAGCAAGAACGGGTGTTTCATCCGATCAATTGGGAAATATAGCAAATACTTTTAGAGATATAGGAGATTTAAGTGGAAAGGCTGCAGCTGATACATTGGGAATGGCAGAAAGTGTGGCAAAAACAGTTGGAATTCCTGTAAATGCTATGTTTGAAGATTTAGCCGAATCATCAGAACTTTTCTTACAAAATAACTATGGTAACGAAAAGAGTATGATTAAACAAGTTGCAACCCTTAGAGTAATGGGACTTGCAGCACAAAAAGTATTACAAGCAGGACAAAAAATGGTTTTAAACTATAAAGATAGTATAAAATCAGAAATGCAATTATCCGCATTATTGGGTAAACAAGTAGACCTTTCACAAGTTAGACAAAAATTTGCAAGTGGAGATGCTGCAGGAGCTGCACAGGCTTTACAACAACAATTGAAAGGAATTGATTTAAATAAGATGAATATGTTCCAAAGACAGGCGTTACAAGACGCAACTGGAATGGACATGGACACTATAATGAAAACGGGTAAAGGTGGTAAAGAAGGTAAATTAGAAACTGAACAATCCAAAATGGCAGGTTCAATTGTTGATTTAGGAAATAC